GGTTGCAACAACTTCTGGACTTAATGACATACCCATTACATTAAAATCTTCTGTATCCCCAAATAATACATTTGGTTCTTTTTTCTTTCCATTTGGTCCAGGTGGACCAACGCCCATTCCTGGATCAGAACCAGTAATTGATTTAAATGTTTTTTCTTTGGTTTTTTCTTCAAATATTTTATTATTTAAAGATTCAACCAAATATAACTTGGCTTGTTCTGGTAGGTGAGACATTATTTTATTTTACGAAAATATTCTTCAAATACGTTGACAATATTTCTATTAAGAAGTCTGGAAGGTGATGTTTTAATAAGTTTTCTAGCTTCGGCAGCTTCTCTTTCTTGCCACGATCCTTCAACAAACATCCATTCTCTGCCTTCCATGATACCGTTTACAAAGGCATTGGGAGCAGATGGATCGGCAACAATATCAATAGCGGCCAACATAAAATCTTCCTGAACTTCTTGGTAACCATTTTTGGCTTTCAATGATCCCATGCCACGAGTTGATACGCCAAGTTGCGCACCCTCATCGATAAGATTTTTTACAATCTTTCCCATTGGGGTATCTAGAACTTTTGCTTTTCCATAGATGTTTTGACCATCTTCATGGAGTTCTTTGACAATATGGGATACTCGGTCAAGATTGACTGTTGGGCCAGTTGGATGGTTCAATTCACCCAATGCACGACCTTTATCAACATACTCATTGATATAACGCTTGCACTCTTTTAAGAGAGTGCCTTGTGGATATATGCGGCCATTGCGGTTTTTTACGCCAGATTGCATAAAGACACCTTCAATGAAGTAGGTCTTTTCACCATTTCCTACATTCTCTTTAATGTACTTAATGTCTTCTGTCAGTTCCGTAATTAGCTTCATTCTTGTTCTTTCTTGCCTAAAATGGTTTTGGCAACAGTTTTGTACTGTTCTTGTAAACGTTGCCCTACCTTGTTATAAAGAACCTTTGAGGTTTCATTTTTAAAGGATACAGCATTTTCTTGCACTACATTTTTGATCATTTGGCGGATGTTGTTTTTCATATTAAATTTTTTACTTTCTGTGAAAATGTTAGATGTTGTTTTAAAGCTTCTTCATTTGTTAAAATCTCTGATACCATTTTTTGTCTATTTTCAGGACTCAAAGATTCAAAAAGTTTTTTTAACAAAACTACATCAGACTCTGAGATATTTATACTAAAACCATTTTTAAATTTATGTATTCCTGGATTAAAATTTTTTGTGAAATCAATAAATTCTTTTAATTCAATAGAATCAGGCGTTTGTTCTTCAGTATATAATAACTTTTTAGATACGTTATTTTTGACTTGTAAAAAGCTTTCATGAAGTTTTATTGCTAAAGCTTGAGTTAAATTTTGTTTAAAAAATTTCTCATTTTTGGATAATAATCCTTCAATACTGTTTTTTAATAATGTAGTAGTGATGTTTTTCATATTACTGAGGCTGACCTTCTTGGGCTTGTGCGGCTTGCTGTGCAGCCATTGCTGCCTGCTCCTGTGCTATTCGTTGTCTATCGATCTGCATTTGTTTTTCTAGTTCAATGAGATCTTCTGGCAAATACTTTAATATGTTTGTCTTTACATAATCTGTGGAGAAATATTTACCAATATACGGTTCAACAAAAGAAAGCATCTTTATACGCTCTGAAAGAATTTCTGCTTCTTTGAGATCCCAGAAATAGTTGTCCGTATTGAAAACTACTTTTATATCTGTTTTGAGCTGTCTCCAATCCTCATCTGTCATTACTCCTTTAAGAAGCAACTGAACTCTGAGTGTATCCAAGAATAATTTGGAGAACTGAAATCTTAATCTGTCTATAAACTTATAGAATTTAATTTCTTCACGAGTGATCTCAGTAGATCTACCCATGTTAAAACCATTGCTTTCTGGAGTCAAACGACTTAGTGGTACATTAAGTGCACCATAAAGTTTCTTTTTAAAGTATTCAGCATCTTCAATTTGAGAGAGTGATTGTGCTCCAGGTAATGTAGTAATTTCTGTACCACGTGATCCTTCGCGGCGAGGCAACCAATAGTCTTCCAGCACAGACATAAATTTTCTTTCATCTCTAATTTCACCAGTATCTTGGTTATAAATTAACCGAGTGCGGAAACGGCTCATCATATCACGCATATATTGTTCGGCTTTTTGTTTTGGAAGCTGACCAACGTCTACGTAAAATACTCTTCTTTCTGGAGCACGGGCAATTCTATAAACAAGTAATGCATCTTCCATTTGACGCAACATGTTTAGTGGTCGAATTGCTTTATGCAAATAACCCAAAACTCTCTTACTGTTTAGATCTACCAATCCAGATGGAACATAAACAACGCTATCTAAAGATAGATGCAGACCTTGTGGTCCGGTCATGATATAAGATTCTTTATCTGTATTTGTATACACATAAAATTCTTCAATATCTTTGACTAACTGAACAGGAGTTCCGTTTGTCCCCTTATCCATTTCTTTTTTGAGCTTACGGATTTTTTTAATCTTTAATGGATCAATTGGAATAATTTCCTGAATGCCTTCCATTGGCAAGTCTTTATCAATTACAAGATTATAATAAATCTTGGAATCAATATACCAACGACGAAAGGTTTCATAAGATCTGTGATTAAAATCTAACAGATGCAGAACCGTTTCAAATTCTTTGTATATTTTTGTTTTAATGTTTTCTGAAATATTGCAGTTTGATAAATCTAATTTTACTGGCTTATGATCAGTACCGGGAACAATTGCGGCATTTACAATTTCATCAATAGCATTATCTAATTCTGGATATACCGACATATTACGATACTGAATAACAGACTGCTGTTCATCACGCATTGTTGCAGCGTAATCCAGAGCAGTTCCAAAAAATCCACCAGCTTCAACAGTTACAGTACCATCAAACATCTCTGGAGCAGCAAATGCCTGTATCGCTTGCTCTCGGGCATCAGCCTTTGTTGGCTGTTTTTTTCCAAACTGAAATCCAAATATATCAATTTCCATATTTCACCTTAGTTTCTTCTTGTAACATTAGTTATCTCAATATAATCAAAAACAATGATAACGTTAAAACTATTTAACGTGTTTGGATTGCCCATGTTTAGGTTTATTGGTTGAATGCCTGCAGGCCAGCAGCCGTACAATTTATATTCTTTTAAAACAGAATTTGGACCAACTTCACCATTTAAATTTAAATGTTGAATTTTCCAATTATCCGCTTTATATCTTTTTGGAAGTATGGAAGATTTATTGGTATCATGGTTGTTTATAAGATCTTGCCACTTTTGAATTCTTCCCCAAATATTATTTGATCCAGTATCATCCCACGCCGTGAAAGACCATGTGCCGTAATCTTTTTCACCAGGATAATGATATTTTCTACCAAAATGATCATAGCTTATAGTCTTGGATGCTGCATTAGGTACTGTAGCTGCTCTTACATGATAATCCGTAAATTTTCCACCTGTGGGGAAACTGCCGATTATTTTAAATCGGTTAGATCGTGATCCTCCAAAGAAATTTGTTTTAAAATCTATAAGCATAGTTTAGCTATTATAATTGTCTTGAATTCTAAGATAATCAAACGTAAGTGTTGCACTAAAACCAACAAAGCCAACTTCACCCATATTAAGATTAATTTCTCCTACAACTGATGGCCAGCATTTATAAAGAGTAATTGTTTTTATGGGATTTCCATTTAAATCCAATTGTTTTATTTGCCAAGTTGTTTGAAGAGTTTTATATGAATAATCATTTCTAATAACTTTATGAGTATAATGGCCGTCCATTTGCTCCGACCAAGTGTGTAATGCTTTCCAAATATTTTTGGTATTATTATCGTCGTAAATGCCTATAGCCCAAGTACTATAAATTCTATCACCAGCATATGTTATCATTCTTCCACGGTATGGAACAGATATTGTATTGATCTGTGTAGCAGGCAAAGATGCGGATACCATTTTAAATGCCGCATCATTTCTATCAATACTAATTCCATTTGGCCACTTTGGCATCACCACGAACCTATTGGCACGAGTTCCACCATTAAAACCATCTTTAAAATTAATTATTGAATTTTTTGATGCCATTATTGTGTTAGGGTTATATCGATTATGAAGCTATCAATACTGAGAATTGGCTTGATTATTACTTGAACCGTCAAGTTTGATGAATTATCAGTATTAT